GATTAAGCCGTTCGATGAGCTATTGGGGCGGCGGGGCTTTATTGTGGAGCATGGCGAATCACACGTTTATGCCGCCGCAAAGCAGGCCTACTGCCTCACCCTCGCCGCAGCGGAGCAGGCCGTGTCTGCGCGGACGTGTGCGACGTGTGGGGCGACGGAGGGGCTACAGGTTGACGAGGATCAAGACTACCACTGTGCCGACGCGAATAGGGTACTCCGGGGTATTTATATCCACAAAGACGCCATCATGACCTGCTGGCACGCCAGAGCGCCGAAGCTCAAGGTGCCGTGTATTTGTTGTAAAAAGGTTGAGGCGACGCACTGGCTCTTCGAGCCCGGAACCCGCTACCAGCCGAAGCTGTTGGATTTCGTAACCCACGCAGATCCGCCCGAATACTGCGCCGCCTGCGGCAAAACCCACCTCGCGGAAGCCGTCGCCGCGTGGGAAGCGAAGCGGATCAAGCACCCGTGCCCGTGCTGCGGGAAAGAATCTACGTGGTTTGTGCAGGTTGCTCACGGCAACGAGGCTAACGCAAAAAGACAGGGCCACAGGTTTTCCGCTGAACGGTGTTCGGACATGTACACGTATCAACAAGAAAACAACAAGTTCAACGACTCCCACCTCGGCTGTGAGAAATACGCCACGGACAACGCCGCCCGCCTGAACGCCGAGTGGCGGGAGAAGAACGGGCTGTGCGAGTGCGGGAAGCCGGTGACGGGACATAAGCGAAATACGGATAATGGCCGAGCATTTTTCGGCAGAAGGGCTCGCGGTCACGAAAAAAGCGCTACATGGTACAAGGGCGACTGCTGCGACACCTGCGGCATGGCGTGGCTCAAGGAAGGGCGGGAGGCGAGCAAGTGACACAGCGCCCCCTCTTCCCCCCGGCAAGCCACCGCAACGACCCGGCGACGTCGCACGAGGCCGAGGCCGCCGTCACCAAGTCCGGCCAGCGGGCAACGCACGCCCTCCTGGTGCTGCGCGAGCTGAAGGCGAACCCGGCAGGTCTCACTGCCCCGGAGATCGCCGCGATGCTCCGCCTTGAGATTTACCAAGTCCGGCGACGGCTGACCGACCTGAAGGACGCTGGGCTTGTTGAGAGAACGGATCGCGTCCGGGTCTGGGGGAAGACCGGGCGCGGGCAGTGTGTTTGGAGGGTTAGCTGATGAAGCACCTGATAGCTGTGACCGTGGGCCTACAGTTCTCGGTTGTCCTTGCCGTCGGCGCTGCTTACGTGCTCCTCCCGCTCCTCTTCGCCGCTCCGACCCCGGCGCCCCAAAGAATCACAGTTACACACGACGACTCCCGCGTGGCCATCGAATGGCAGGCGGTTTATCCGCACCGCACGACGGACGTCTACCTCGGCGCGAACCGAATCCGCACGGCAGCCCCGGGCATAGAGCGGATGGAGTTCGACCTCCCGCATTTCGGCGTGGCGCTGTTTACCGCCCGGCAGGGGCAATACGCCGCGAGCGCGACGCTCTCCATGGGGCGGGTGCTATTCGACCCCGTCGAGGGTGCCGACGGCTACGTGGTGTATTTATCACAGGACCACGTCCTCTCCACCGCGCTACGGCACGAGGTAGGCGCGCTGACCGATATCGAGCTGGTGAATTTCGGACTATCCCCGGGCGAGTGGTTCGTTTGGGTGGCGAGCTTGGCTGGTGGGCGCGAGAGCGTCAAGGCCGGGCCGGAGAGTTTTGTCTGGCGGAACGCTTTGGTTTCGCCTTGAGGGAGGATTCCCCATGAAGCGATACGCGATTATCTGGGAGGATATGCGCGGAAAGTGCGTAGACCGATATTTACACGAAATGAAAGACTGCTGGCTGTGTGGCGACTGCAATCACGACGATTACTATCAGTCCCCTAACGCCCTTTGCCGCGAATCCCTCTGCCCGCTCCTGAAGGGCCTCAAAGTTGTGGAGGAGGAATGAAGTCGAAGCGGTTATCAAAGGATGGGTATCGGTTGCGTGAATCTATCGCAGAAGCTGGAGTAGAGATAACGCCCGATGAACTCGCAGACGGAATAGATGATGCCATCAATCGCATTTCAGGTGGCCCCTGCTCTGTTTGCGGAGAGACGAAAGAGTGTCGATACGGAATGTGTTTTGACTGTTGCTTTCAGGAGGACACACCGTGAACGCGGAGGAATTTGACGCGAAGTACAAGCCGGGCGACGAGGTGCTGGTGAGGATGAGACTCGTGTTCAACCGAGCGTATAACTACAGCCAAGGAGCATGAATATTTTTGCATAGGAACGCGAACACTTCACTAACAGAACAGGAGAAGAGACATGAAGAATCTAATCCTAGACGATGACGGCAAGCTTCCCGCCCTCCTCGACGCGGCGACAGCGTGGGAGCTGTTAAACCTCGGCCCCTTGCGCTGTGGCAAGTGCGGCGAGACTTTCGAAATACAGGTTAACCCGTGTCGGCAATGTGTTGCGGAGGCAATCCAATCTCCTACGACTACGAAGCCTTCATCAAGCGAATTCACGACCGACACCGAGCCGCAAGAGCCGCACGGGTAGCTGCGGCTGAACGTTTCCGGCGACGGCGGCTGAGGCTCTCCGGTAAGCTGTCGCCTGCCGAGTGGCTGCGGCAACGGGAGAAAGGCACCTCCGATTGACATCCGCCGAACTGGTAGCAGTAAAGCAGGCCCGCGCCTACATCAGCGCGGAGAAGTCCCTCGCGGAGTTCGTCCGGCAGGCGTGGCGCATCCTGGAGCCGGGAGAGCCCTACCTCCACAACTGGACAACCGAGTCAATCTGCGCTCACCTCGAAGCCGTCACTCGGGGAGAAATCACGCGTCTGATAATCAACATCCCGCCCGGGTGCATGAAAAGCACCATCGTCTCGGTATGCTGGCCGGTCTGGGAATGGCTCCAGATCCCGGCTGCCCGCTACCTCACGGGGAGCCATAAGCAGAAGCTCGCTACCCGCGACGCCCGCCGCTCCCGGCAGCTAATCGAGTCCGACTGGTTCAAGCTCTGGTGGGGCGATCGCTTCAGTTTCACGTCCGACCAGAACGAAAAGACCCGGTACGAACTCAGCACCACGGGCTCAAGGATCACCTTTTCGTCGTCGTCCGGCGAGATGGGGGAGCGCGGCTCTCGGCTCCTCTTCGACGACCCGAACGACGCCAAGAAGGCCATGTCGAGCGAGGCTGACCGCGACGCTGTCAATGATACCTATTCACAGGTGCTCTATGGCCGCGTCAATAAGGGCGGCGCCATCGTCATCATTCAGCAGCGGTGCCACGAGCAAGATCTAACCGGGTTCGTGCTCCCGACAGACAAGTGGGTGCACCTCGTCTTCCCGATGGAGTTCGAGCCGAAGCGGCGGTGCAAAACCGTCCTCGGCATTCAAGACCCGCGCAAGAAGCCCGGGGAGCTGCTCTGGCCGTCGCTCCATCCGAAAGGACGGGTCAAGGCGATGAAAGCGCAGCTCCGCGAGTACGGCACGGCGGGGCAGTTTCAACAGCTACCGGCGCCCCGGTCCGGCGGGATTGTCGACATCTCGAAGTTCGGCACCTACGTCGGCCAGCCGAACCCTCGCGAGTTCGTGGAGATCATTCAGGCGTGGGACACGGCACAGAAGGACAACCAAGTCACCAACGACCCATGGGCGTGCGGAACGTGGGGGCTCCACGAGAACGGGAAAATATACCTGCTCCACGTCTACCGGGAATGGCTGCGCTACCCGAAGGGGCGAGCCATGGCCGTCGCCCTCCACGACACATGGAAGCCGCACATCATTCTGGTTGAGGACAAATCAAGCGGCTCTGATTTAATCGAGGATCTCAAGGGGCTTGGTCTCCCTGTGCGCGGAATCCCCGTATCAATCGGGCTCACCGCCCGTATGGACGCGGAGGCGCAGGCGATCGACTCAGGGCTCGTTTACCTGCCGGCGGAAGCTCCGTGGAAAGCGGACTACCTCTACGAGCTGTCCCTCTTCGACAACGGCGCGCATGACGACCAGGTCTCCATGACGATCATCGCTCTCGCCCACTTCCGCAAGCGCGGCCGTGGAATCGGCGGCGTCCGGGTTGTGCGGGGCTGACCGACAGCTGGAGGGCATGCTCCCAAACCAAGCCACAATCACACCTTACGCCAAAAACGTCGCCGAAATCCCTAACAGCTCCCTATCAAAACACCCCGCTCGTTGATCCAATATGTGCAGACGCGGCGCAGAAAGCGCGCCGAATCGGCACAAGGAGCGACAATGGCCGGATTTCTGAAACGACTCCGCACCGCCTGGAAGCTCTCCCGGAAGCACTCCGCCGCCGCTCACCTCATCTCCGTCGGCCAGGTCGGGCAGCCTCAGTGGTCATCCCACGACTACGAAGCATTTGCCAAAGAGGGATATCAGGAAAACGACGTCGGCTACCTCTGCGTAGACGAGATCGGCAAGGCGGTTGCCTCTGTCCCGTGGAAGCTCTTCCGCACCGGCAGGGGCGATCCCGTGGAGATCCCGCTCTCCGAGCAGCTCAATAACCCCGGATACATCCTCAAGCTGTTGCAACGCCCGAATCCACAGTGGGGCGGGGCGGCGTTCCTCCAGGGCGCAATCGGGTATATGCTTCTTGATGGAAACTCCTTCATCGAGGCCGTCGGCCCCACGATGGGCGGCAACGAAGGGAAGCCGCTCGAACTCTGGCACAAGCGGCCTGACCGCATGAAGGTGATCCCGGGGACGAGGGGCGTGGACGGCTACGAGTACCGCGTCGGGGGCGGGGAGCCCGTCACGTTCCGGCTTGACCCGAAAACGAACAGATCAAAGATCCTCCATCTTAAACTATTCAACCCGCTTGACGACTGGCGTGGCATGAGCCCGATGCAGGCCGCCGCCAAGGGATTCGATCTCGTCAACGGCTACGCGAGCTGGAACAAGACGATGCTCGACAACGGGTGCCGCGTCGGGGGCGTTCTGGAGCACCCCGAACTCCTGACAGACCCACAGAAAGACGCTCTTGAGGCTTCCATCAAGGCGCAGTTTTCCGGCCCAAACGCAACCCGGGAAATTCTGATTGCCGACGGCGGCGTCAAATTCTCCCGCGACGGTCTCAGCCCCCGGGAGATGGACTACAACGTAGGCGATGAGTCCGCCATGCGGAAGATTTGCCGCGTTCACGGCGTCCCCTCGATGCTCGCCAGCATCCCCGGAGACAACAAGTACGCCAACATGCAGGAGGCGCGGGAGTGGTTCTGGCTCAACACGGTCGTTTTTTACCTCGCGTTCCTCCGCGATGAGCTGAACAACTGGCTCTGCCCCGCGTGGGGCGAAGGGGTCGCCCTCGACTTCGACCTGTCGAATGTCGCCGCGCTCTCTGTCCGCCGGGATATCGCGTGGAAGCGGGCGGTGGAAGCCAAGCACCTCACCGTCAACCAACGCCTTGCGCTCACCGGCCACGACGCGATCGAGGGCGGCAATATCACGGTTATTGACGGCGTGGTCATCCTCGAAGATGGGACGGTTCTTGTCCCCGCCGGGCTCATGCCTGCCGATATCGCGGCCGAGGGCTGGGAGGATAGCGGCACGGACGCCGACGCAGAGAAGCGGGAGCGAACCCTCTTCCGCCGCACCCTTGCCGCCGACGACGTGCCCGAGGGGGACATCAAGCGTTTTGAGAAGCTCGTCTACCCCGCCAAACTGGGCGCCAACGGGGAGGCGCGATGGTAAGCCCCGTAAACCCGAAACCCTCCGAGCGCGGCGCAGTACTCGCCTGGTGGCTCCGGAAAACGTTCATCCAGGAGCGCAAGCTCGCTCAAAAGGCGCGGGGAATCTTCCTTCGCCAGCACAGGGCGGCCGCGAAAGCCTTTGCTGCGACAGGCAGCACGCTCGACGCGACTTACGCCGCCTATGGCCACGCCGGGCAGATGCAGGTGGCGCTCGAAGACTCCTACGCCCGCACCGGGCGCGTCTTCGGTGTGCCGATCATCGCCGCCGTGGAGCGAGGAAAGGCCGCGCAGGGACCAACAGAGACCAAGGACGCCGTCAACGTCTTCATGACCGCGATGCAGGCATGGGGCGCGTTCTGGTCAAAGGCGAAGCTCCCAGGAATCACCAAGACGACGCTCGCCGGGATACGCGGCACCATTGCCACCGGGCTCCAGGAGGGGCTCGGCGTGGAAGCGATCGCCCGGAAGATCAAAGAACTCGGACGCGGGACGATCTCTCGGCTACGGGCGCGCACGATCGCCCGGACAGAGACCCACGGCGCGGCGAACTACGCGCAACAGCGGGCGGCGGAATCCACCGGGATCGTGTTTGACCGGGAGTGGCTCGCCGTCGAGGACTCGCGCACGCGGCCGGACCATGCCGACATGGACGGGACGCGGATCAAGAAAGGGGAGAATTTCAAGTTTCCCGACGGATCGGCGGTGGAGTATCCGGGCGACCCGAGCGGCTCGCCGGCGCAAGTTATCGCATGCCGATGCACAACCACACAACACGCGGAGTATTGATCGATGGATCTTGAATACAAAACCTTCCCGTTCCAGCTCAAGGGCGGCGTCACCGAGGAGGGGAAGTTCACCGGCTACGCCTCCACGTTCGGCAACGTCGACGAAGGCGGAGATATCATCGCGCCCGGCGCCTTCAAGGACTCGATCAAAGAGAAGGGGCCGCAGGGCTCAAACGAAATCAAGATCCTCCTGTGCCACGACTGGCACGCGGTGATCGGCTCTCCCACGGTGCTCAAGGAGGACAAAAAGGGCCTCTATACCGAGGGCTCCCTCGCGCTCGACATGATCCGCGACACCAGCACGCCGGGCGTCCCGAACGCATGGGAAGCCTACACGCTCATGAGACGCGACGACCTGAAGGGGCTCTCTGTCGGCTTCCGCACGAAGCGGGTCAAATACAACGAAGACGAGGACACCCGGCACGAGTGGTGGCGGAAGATCCTCGAAGTGGATCTCTTCGAATACTCCCCGGTTGCCTTTCCGATGAACCGGCAGGCGGGGGTTACCGGAGTGAAAGAAGCAAAAGACGCACGAACGATGGAAACGGCCCTGTGTGACGCCGGGCTTTCCCGTTCCGAAGCAAGGTTCATTGCAACGAGGCACGCCTACCAGTGCGACGCTGGCGGGTCGGCGGAGTTGCGAGAGCTGCACGAATTTTTGAAAAGCTACCGACTGTAACAGGAGACAAACAATGCCCGAAAACCTCAAGGTTCTTGAGGACGTCAAGAAAGAGATGGCACGTATCGGCGACGATGCGAAAGCGGCTCAGGAGACGTTCCGCAAGGAGTGGGCCGATTTCACCGACGCCCACAAAAACATCGCGCCGGGGATGAGCAAGGCGGAAGCCGACGAACTCCTCGACAAGCACACGACCGCCACCGCGGCCTCGCTCGAAGAGTGCCAGAAGCGCCTCGACGCGGCCGAGACCGCCGCGAACCGCTCAGGCCTCCCGAGCGGCGAGATCGGCGACGAACACAAACAGGCCATTGAGTTCAAGAAAATGGCGATGGGCCTTCGCGGCGCCAAGCGCCGGGACATGGTCGGCGTCGACATGACCGTCAAGGAAATGGGCGAGTACAAGAACGCCCTCCTGAGCGCCATCGCCAAGCCCCCCGACCAGCTCACCGAGGCCGAGAAAAAGACGCTCTCCGTCGGGTCCGACCCGGCCGGCGGGTATCTTGTCACGCCTTACATGAGTTCCCAGGTCATCGAAAAGGTCTGGGAGACCTCGCCGATCAGGCAGCTCGCCTCCGTCGAAACGATCACGACCGACACATTCAAGGAGATCGTGGACGTTGACGAGACAGACGCCGGATGGGTCACCGAAACCGGAGCCCGCACGGGCAACGCAGGAACTCCGGAAATCGCCATGCTCTCCATCCCCGTCGATGAGATGTACTGCATCCCGAAGGCGACTCAGGTTCACCTCGAAGACGCGGGCATGAATGTCGAAGCCTGGCTCGCCGGAAAGATCGCCGCCAAGATGGGCCGCGTTGAAGCCACGGCGTTCATCTCCGGGTCCGGCCTCGACCAGCCGAAGGGCCTCACGGCTTACGCCTCCGGCACGACATGGAAGACGCTGGAGCAGACCGTCATCGCCAGTGTCACGCTGCCGACCTACGCCGAGATGCTCACGTTCTACGCGACGCTCAAAGAGCCCTACCACAACAACGCCACGTTCCTCATGAACCG